CCGAACAGTTCTACTATGGCACAGAGAGTGGTACAGTATCAAGCTGTACTACAGATGGCTGCTCAGTCACCTCAGATATACGACTTACCACAGTTACACAGACAGATGATAGAAGTGTTAGGGGTAAAGAACGCTGAGAAGCTTGTGCCGACTAAAGATGATATCAAGCCTTCAGATCCTGTTAGTGAGAATATGGCAGCTCTACTAGGTAAACCGATGAAAGCATTCATCTATCAAGACCATGAAGCTCATATCGCTACTCATATGGCGTTTATGCAGGATCCAATGATTGCCCAGATGATAGGGCAGAACCCACAGGCTAAGAGAATTATGGGTGGATTACAGGCACACATAGCAGAACATCTAGGATTTAAATATAGAAAAGATATCGAGCAACGTGTAGGCGCACCACTTCCTGCACCTGATTCAGAGCTGTCTGAAGAGATTGAAGTTAATTTGGCTAGAGTTGTTGCAGAAGCAGGTAAACAGCTTACACAGGCTAATATGAAACAAGCTGCTCAACAGCAAGCTATGGCTAAAGCGAAAGACCCCGTGATGCAGATGCAACAGGCAGAAATGCAGATCAAGCAGTCTGAAGTACAGAGAAAAGCTCAAAAGGATGCAGCAGATGCAGCTTTAGATAGAGAGAAGCTTAATCTTGAGAAAACTAAAGTCCAGATAGACGCTCAAGAAAAAGGAGTCAGGCTACAGGCAGATAAAGTTAAGGAAGATAATAAATTAGATTTAGAACTATTCAAAACAACTAGGAAACAGTAATGGCTAAAACCGTCTTTGACGTGCTTAAAGAAAAAATCGAAAGTGACAAAAAACAGGCAACCGAATTTCTTGTATCCGCTGGGGCAAAAGACTTTTCCCAGTACAAGGAAGTGACTGGTCTTATACGAGGTCTAGAGGCTAGTTTATCATACATGGAAGACCTTTCGCGCAACTATATGGAAGATGAAGATGAATAAAGCAATAAAATTAAAAATAGAAGAAGACGAGAATATAGATATACAGGATGCTTCAGATGAAGATATTGAAGCTCAACTTCCAAAGCCTGTCGGGTATAAAATATTAGTGGCTCTACCTGAAGTTGAAAAAACTTACCAGAATACCAACGTTTTGAAGACTGATACTGAAATCCACCATGACTATGTGTTGTCTATTATAGGACTTGTAGTTGATGTGGGAGAACAGGCGTATCAGGACAAAGAACGTTTTGGTGCAGAACCTTGGTGTAAAACTGGCGATTACGTAATGTTTCGCGCTAATAGTGGCACAAGGTTTAAAGTTGGTGGAATTGAATATCGTTTAATGAATGATGATTCAGTAGAAGCCGTGGTCAATGATCCTCGCGGTGTGGCGAGAGCAATATAGGAAATAAATTATGGCATTTGAGAAAGTGAATTATGATTTTCCTCACGAGGGAAACAAAAAACCTCAGATAGATATAGAAGATTCTGGGGCTATTGAGATAGATTTATCTAGTAAAGGTAAAGCTGAAGAGAAAAAAGTAGAACCTGAAGCACCTGAAAAGTTAGAGATTGAGGTCGTTGACGATACTCCAAAGGCTGACAGGAACCGTAAAGCTTCTGAACCTCCTGAAGATGTGACAGATGATGAGCTTGCAGATTATTCTGAAAAAGTCCGTAAGCGTATTCAACATTTTAGCAAGGGCTACCACGATGAAAGACGTGCTAAAGAGGCAGCTTTCAGAGAGAAGCAAGAGCTTGAAAGTTTAGCAAAAACTCTTGTTGAAGAGAATAAGAAACTAAAAGGTAATGTTAGTAAGAATCAAGAAGCATTACTAGAGCAAGCTAAGAAGAGCGCATCATCTGAGTTAGAAAACGCTCAAAAAGCGTATAAAACTGCCTATGAAGCTGGTGACTCAGACGCTGTAGTGAAAGCACAACAGGACTTAACAAAAGCAGAGATTAAGACAGATAAACTACAAAACTTTAAACTGCCTACTTTACAACAAACAGAAACTCCTGTACAACCAGAAACTAAAGGTAGTGTTCCTAATACACAGGCTCAACAGCAAGTCGATGAAAAAGCCGTAGCATGGTCTCAAAAAAATCCATGGTTTGGCACAGACGATGAAATGACGAGTCTCGCTTTAGGACTACATAATAAGTTAGCGAAGCAGGGGATAAACCTGCAGAGTGATGAATACTACGAGGCAATAGATACTCGTATGCGCCAACTCTTCCCCGATCAATTTGACGGTGGAGAGGAAAGAACCGAGGCCGAACAGCCTAAGCAAAAGCCAAATGTGGTCGCACCCGCAACGCGGAGCCTATCCCCTAAAAAGGTTAAATTATCTAAGACACAGGTGGTAATAGCTAAAAGGTTGGGAGTCCCCCTAGAATTATACGCCCAAAAGGTTGCAGAAGAATTGAGGAAAGAAAATGGCTGAAAACAGAATAGATCGTGAACTTACTACTCGTGACAAAACAAGTAGAAAAAAAGGTTGGCAGCGTCCAGAGGTTTTACCTTCGCCAAACCCAGAAGACGGCTATGTATATCGTTGGATACGAACTAGTATGCAAGGACAAGTTGATGCCCCTAATGTTTCCTCAAAATTACGTGAGGGTTGGGAGCCTGTAAAGGCTGCAGATCACCCAGAGATAACGATGGTTGCTGTAGAGAATGATAGATTTGCAGATAATATTGTTATTGGTGGTTTGATGCTTTGTAAAGCTCCACAAGAGATGGTTGATGAACGTACTGCTCATTATCAGCAGCAAACGAAAAATCAAATCCATTCTGTTGATAATAACCTCATGCGTGAGAACGACCCTAGAATGCCGTTATTTAATGAACGGAAGTCTAAGGTTACTTTTGGAAAAGGTAGTTAATTTTAATATAGGATAATTTAGGAGACTAATTATGGCTTATCCAACTATATCTGCCCCCTATGGGCTTGTACCTGTTGGTTTAATTGGTGGACGGTCTTATGCAGGTTCTACTCGCCAAATGAGAATAGCTAGTAACTACGGTACAGCTATCGGCAAAGGTGATTTAGTAAAACGTGTAAATGACGGCACTATTGAACGTGACGGAAGTACAACAGCTTTACCAGCTACTGGCACACTAGGTGTCTTCATGGGTTGCCAATATACTGACCCAAATACTAGCCAATTAACATTTAACAATCAATATCCTGGTAGCATTGTTGCTAGTGACATTGATGCGTTCATTGTTGATGATCCTGATATTGTGTTAAAAGCAGCACTTTGTTCTTCAGGCACAACTATGGCTACAGTAGGGCGAACAGCTATTGGCAATAAAATTTCAATAATCAGCAACACATTAAATACTTTAAATGGTAGTTCTAAATTGGCTCTTACGTCTGGGTCGATTGCAACAACGTCAACATTACCATTTCAAATTATTGATGTAGTTGAAGATACAAAGACGGGTAGCGACGCTTTTCAAGAAGTTCTTGTTATATATAGCGCACATGAAGACAATGGCAGTAACGTGTCTATTGGCGGTCATGCTTATCGTAACCCTGTCGGCTTGTAGGAGGTATAGACAATGGCAATATCCCGCGCACAACTTCTTAAAGAACTACTTCCTGGCTTGAATGCTTTATTTGGGTTAGAGTACGCTAAATACGGTGAAGAGCATTTGGAAGTATATGAGTCCGAATCTTCTGATCGTTCTTTTGAGGAAGAAACCAAGCTGAGTGGCTTTTCTGCAGCTCCTGTTAAAGACGAAGGTTCTGCCATCGAATTTGACAATGCACAGGAAGCATTCACAGCTCGTTATAACCACGAAACCGTTGCAATGGGTTTTTCAATTACTGAAGAAGCTATTGAGGATAACTTGTATGATTCTTTATCTGCACGTTATACTAAGGCATTGGCTCGTGCTATGGCGTACACAAAACAAGTTAAGGCAGCTTCTATATTGAATAATGCCTTTGACTCAGGTACTACTTATGGAGATGGAGTGGAACTCTGTTCTACTGCACACCCTCTAGTTTCAGGTGGTACTAACTCAAACGAACCAGCAACAGCAGCTGATCTTAATGAGACTTCTCTAGAAGCTGCTATTATTCAAATCGCAGGTTGGACCGATGAAAGAGGACTTCTAATTGCAGCAAGACCTCGTAAGTTGGTTATTCCACCGAATCTACAGTTTGTGGCAACTAGATTGCTAGAGACAGAAGGTCGTGTTGGAACAGCAGACAACGATCTAAACGCGATCAGGAATAATGGTTCTATTCCAGAAGGCTATACTATTAATCACTATCTAACAGATACTGATGCGTTTTTCTTGATGACAGACGTGCCTAATGGTCTAAAGCACTTTACCCGTACACCAATGTCAACATCTATGGATGCTGATTTTGACACAGGTAATTCAAGATACAAAGCTAGAGAGAGATACTCTTTCGGTGTATCTGATCCACTAGGGATCTTTGGTTCCCCAGGGGCCTAAAAGTTTTAAGGGGTGACTTGCGGGTTACCCCTTTTTACTTTATACTACAAATACCTTGACAGTTGCATGGTGTGACTGACAGTTGCCAAGACAAGGAGATTTGACATGGCTAATACAACTTTTAACGGATCCGTTCGTTCCGAAAGCGGATTTAAGCAAGTTACTAAGAGCAGTACTCTTGGTACTTTTACTGACAACTTTGTTATTAATTCTAGCGGTAATATTTACAATACTGCTGGTGGACACGTTCAATACGCAGCTGCTACAGGATATGGCCCTGCTGATTTGATTGTAGGAAAAGGCGGGAGTCAATACGGCACTGTCAATCCTTACGCAGAAAGTTCCACACAATTATTTCCATTAGGTGCTGAATTACACTACGGTAATAATATTTTTAGATATGGTCAAATGGGATCAGGCGCGGTTACAGCAGGGAAACTTGTTCAACATGCAGCAGTTATTGCAAACCACACTAATATGACAGGAACAGCAGGAGTTGCAGCGGGAGAAACAGCTATTTCTGTTGAAACATCTGGTGATACAGATATGACTTTAAATCAGTACGCAGATGGATACCTATGGGTAAATGATGCTGCTGGCGAAGGTCAGACTATGAGAGTCAAGTCAAACCCTGCTCACGATCACTCTGCCGATCCTAGTGTTGTCATCACAACATATGATCCGTTAGCAACGGCAATAACAACAAGTTCTGAGCTTTCGCTTATTGCTAATCCATACACAGGTTTGATCGTTGCTCCTGCAACAGAGACAGGCACTGTAATGGGTGCAACAGTTATTGACATGACGGCTAGTTACTATGGTTGGTTTACTGTATCTGGCCCACAAGCACTTCTTAGCGTTGGTACAGTAGTTGTTGGTAACATCTGTGTTCGTTCAGGCGGTACAGCAGGTGGAGTTGCTCCTGCAACAGACAACCTCCTTACTGAAATCGGTGAAGTTATGGCTGCAAGGGCAGACACTGAATACTCTTTAGTGTACATGAACTTGCAATAATTTATCAGGGGGGATTTGTTCCCCCCTCCCACTATAGGAGATTAGTATGGGACTTTCAGACGTTAAGGTTCTTACAATAAGTGATGAGAACGCATCAGACGATGACCGTTTAGTTACAGCAGCAAGACCTAACACTTCTGCAACAATGGCTAATACCACTTTTGCTGGAGGAGCTGCTAGGAATGTTATTGTAACTACTACAGGAACTGGCGATAACGCTAAAACTTGCACGATTACAGGCACTGATGTTTTTGGTAGTGCTATGACAGAAGTTATAACATCTACAAGTTCAGCTGAGGCCGTGGCAGGAACTAAATTATTTTTGTCTGTTACAGCAGTAGAGTGTTCTGCACAGTATGCTGCTAACATAAAAGTAGGTTCAGGAACACTTTGCGCCCAAGCTGCAGAGGGTAGTAATAGAGTTAGATTAAAAGGTATGTCAATTACATCTGGTGGAACAGCAGGAGATGTAGAGTTTGTAGATGGTACACCTGAATCAGGCACAACTTTATTTAAATCTAGAACTATAGGTACTGCTAACACTGTTATAGATAGAACGATACCTTCAGAGGGTGTTTTGTTTGCTAGTGGTTTAGTGATTAAATACACACTAGATACCACTGACATGACGACAATCTTTTATGCGTAACGATTACAAAAAAGGCGGGAAAGTTCGTAAAGACACAGGCATGAAAGGCATGTCTATTAGTAGTGGTGATAAACGCCCTACTAAGTCTGGTGCGGGCATGACTGCTAAAGGTGTAGCTAAATATAGAAGAAACAATCCTGGGTCAAAACTTCAAACTGCTGTGACTGAGAAGAAGCCCACAGGTAAGAGAGCATCTAGAAGAAAGTCATACTGCGCTCGTTCAGCAGGGCAGATGAAAAAATTTCCAAAAGCTGCAAAAGATCCTAACAGCCGTTTACGGCAAGCAAGAAAAAGATGGAGATGTTAATGACAATATCTCGCGCACAAATGGGAAAACAGATACAAAACCCACCTAATAAATTATCAAAACTCTCACAGAAGAGGAAGAAGGTGGCAAATAAAGGGAGAAAAAAGAAGGATGGCATACCTACAAAGTAATATACCGTATTTTAAAGCATGGGTGAGAAGAGAGTATACTTGTAATTTTGAAAGATATCATGGAGAATTTTTACACGCTATGGTAGTAGCAGTAACATCAATGCCCAAGAGAACACTTAGTTTTCAGGTTATATTCACAGGCTGTGAGTCGGATGATACCGAGGATTCTAATGTGCATGGGGGAGCTATGTGGGCTAGATTACCACTAACAGCTCTTGTTGCAGACGTTAGTTATGAAGAGTGGCCTACAGAGTTACCTCCTTATGCAGCACAACCTTGGGATTGTATGTCACACGATCATACTGTTTATCAAATAGAAAGAGCAACTCCTGCTCCTTGGATAGCAAAAGTAGATGGGGAGTTCTTTCCTGCTAAATATTATTTTACTGTCGATTATACTAACAGCGAAGTAGCTGATGATCCTGCACAACATAAACAAAGTCATGTACTTGAGTTATTGAATGCAGGAGAGTATACTGGTAATATTGTTGCTCTACCCAACAATAGAGTTCGGGTCACTCACCCTGCGTGGTTTGAAACAGGTCAAGGCGCACCAGATTTTAAACCAAATCAAAATATTTATAATTCAAAAGAAGATGTAGGTTATGTATGGGATACTAGCCGAGTTTTTAACAACCTGTATAAGGAGTCTGACGATGATGAAGAAAAAAGGGTATAAAGCTGGTGGCATGAAGAAGAAGGGTTATGCCAAAGGCAAAACGGTTAAACCTGATTTTTTAGATATTGATAACGATGGTGATACAACTGAGTCAATGAAAGCAGCTTCAGGTAAAAAAGCTGGTGGTATGATGAAGAAAAAAGGTTATGCCAAAGGTAAGATGGTCAAAGGTGCTGCTAACGGTGGTATGATGAAGAAAAAAGGTATGGCTGCAGGTGGTAAAGCTAAAGGTATGGCTAAGGGCGGTAAGTCCAAAGTGCGTGGCGCAGGTATAGCTAAAAAAGGTGTAAGACCAGCAAAGATGAGGTAATCATGCGTAACTACTATAAAAGTGGAGGTAAGATTTGTCCCTCTGGTAAAGCATGGGCAAAACGAACCTTTGATACATACCCTAGCGCGTATGCTAATATGGCTGCTTCTAAGTACTGTAAGGATCCTAATTACGCCAAAGGCAGTAAGAAGAAGAAAAAATAATGGGTGAGCTTAAAGATTGGGTTAAACAAGATTGGGTTCGTATCGGCACAGACGGTAAGATAAAAGGTAAGTGCGGTACGTCTAAGGATAAAAAGAATCCAGATCGTTGTTTACCAAGGAGTAAAGCGAATAGTTTGAGCCAATCGCAAAGAGCTACCACAGCTAGAAAGAAGAAGAAAGAAGGCGCAAAAGGTAAAACGGTGGTAAAAAATACAAAACCTGCTACAGTAAAATTACGTCAAGGTGGTTTGGCTAGGAGAAAACGATGACTGATAGAGAGAAAGAATTAAGAGAAGAGTATTTTGAAGGTCCAGCTTCTGATAGTATGAGCCTACAACAGTTTTTTCTATCAAAAGGTTTTAATCCTAAAGAAGAGAATAAGTACGCAGGTGGTGGATTAGCTAGAAGAAAACGATCCATAGCTAGAGGTTGTGGGGCGGTTATGGAAAAAAGAAGAAAGAAAACTTTATATACTTAGGAGATGACTATGACAGGTTTAAAGATGATTCAGGTAGGTACAGATGTACATGACAATCCTGTTTATAATGTAGTAAAAGAAGACGGCAAATTAGCCACTACTACTATTATGACTGAAGCAGAAGCCCAGGCTATGATATCTGGAGAAGACAAAGTAGTAGAAGCAGTTGTAGAAGAGGTAGAAGAAGACCTATCTCACATACCTGACTACAAGGGTATGAGTAAGAAAAAATTAGAAGCAACTATGAGGACTTACGGCATAGAACTTGACAGAAGAAAAAGTAGATCTGCTTTATTAGAAGAAGTAGAAATGTTTTTTAGTGGTTATTTTACTTAGAGGTTATTTAACTTATGGCTACCACAGGTACTACAGCATTTGACATAGACTTCACAGAGATCGCTGAAGAAGCGTGGGAACGTGCAGGACGTGAGATGCGTTCAGGTTATGATTTACGTACTGCTCGTAGGTCTATGAATCTCTTAACGATTGAATGGCAGAATCGTGGACTTAATTTATGGACAATAGATCAACAGACAGTATCTATCACATCAGGGACTTCTCAATATACTTTAGCAGCAGATACTATTGACGTGTTAGACCAAGTTATAAGAGAGAACGCTGGAAACACTTCTACTCAAGCTGACCTCACCATAAGTCGTATTGGTGTGAGTACGTACGCTACTATCCCTAACAAGTTAACACAGGGTAGACCTATTCAAGTTTGGATAGAAAGACTACGTGCTGCACCTAGAATTAACTTATGGCCTGTGCCTAACGCAAGTTATACTTTTGTATATTGGAGAGCTAGAAGGATAGAAGACGCTGGCAATGGTGTAGAAACAGCAGATATGAACTTTAGGTTTTTACCTTGTTTAGTCGCAGGACTAGCTTACTACATTGCTATGAAAACACCTGAGTTAGCTGACCGCATAACCATGTTAAAAACAGTCTATGATGAACAGTATGCTTTAGCTGCTGGAGAAGATAGAGATAAAACGTCTGAACATTTTGTACCAAGAGTAGGAAGGATATAGTATGAGTGAGAAAAAAAAGAAAACGTTAGATCCTGAAACTAGCAAAGCAAGGAGAAGACAAGCAAAAGAAGTTCTTAGGGGGAACATACCGAAAGAATTGACTCAAGCAGGTGTGAAATCACCCACAGTAGACGAGAGTGCTGCTACCTTTAGTAAATTTACTAATAGGCAAGGAATGCCTTCAGATTATGGTTTGGCTGTAGGACGGGCTATGAATATAGGTGACCAGTACGATACATTAAACAAAAAACGCGCAATGGAAAAAGAAGCTGCTTTAAGTATGAAAAAAGGTGGTAAAGTTCGTGGAGCAGGTATAGCCCAAAAAGGTATAAAGAAATGTAAAATGGTGAAAGCTAAATGACAAACAAGTTTGCATCTACAAAAAGAGCAATAGCAGAATGTGATGTTTGTGGGTTTCAGTTTAAACTACGTGAGTTGAGAAGCAAGGTCGTTAGAGGTAGAGATACTAACATCTTAGCCTGTCCTGAGTGTTTTGATGGTGACCATCCACAAAATAAACAAGGTATGTTCCCTGTAGAAGACCCACAGGCTATTAGGAATCCAAGACCTCCTGCTCACCTTGAGAGTAGTAGGAACGTGCAGTGGGGGTGGAACCCTGTAGGAGATGCGGTTAATAATTTTAATTTAAGTCCTAATAATTTGTCTGCTACAGGAGCAGTCGGAGAAGTAACTGTAACAACGAGCTAGATTATGAATTACACATCTTTAAAAACTAACATTCAAGATATATGTGAAACATCTTTTTCAGATGACCAGTTAGCGTTATTTACTCAACAAGCAGAACAAAGAATCTACAATACGGTACATATTCCTGCAATGCGTAACGTAGATAGTGGACCTCTTACAGCTACAAACAAATTATATACCACACCAGATGGATATCTTTTTACTTACAGTTTAGCAGTAATAAGTAGTAGCACCACTAACTACTTGTTAAATAAGGATGTTAATTTTTTACGTGACGCTTACCCTGTAAATACTAGTGCAAAGTATGGACTACCTAAGTTCTATGCCTACCACAGCACTTCAGGATCTAAAATAAAATTGATGCTTGCGCCTACTCCAGACCAAAACTATGAGATAGAACACATATATGCTAAGTATCCAACGTCTATAGTAACAGCAGGTGGTACTTATTTAGGAGATAATTTTGATTCTGCGTTGTTAAATGCTGCTTTGGTAGAAGCTGCTAGGTTCCAAAAAAGTGAGCCTGATATTATACAGAATTATGATAAGATGTTTCTAGAGTATATTACACTATTGAAGAACACAACGGATGGTAAGTTAACTCAAGATTATTACCGTTCGGGGCAACCGAGGACAGATGTGAGGTAAGATGGCGTTTTCTGGTAATTTTATGTGTACATCGTTTAAAGTGGCTTTATTAAATGGAGAGATGGATTTTAGTAGTGATACTTCTCAGACATTTAAAATTGCTTT